GTGACGCGCAAGCCTTTGCTTTTTCACACAGTACCCAAATTATTTGAGGATTGAATCAGAATGATAGAGAAGTCAATACAGGATTGGTTAGAACCGCTTAGCTTATCCCTTGAGCAACGAGTGCTTGCAGGGTTGGCCCTGAAACTGGCCCATCAATTTGACTTAGAGCCACACACATCAACAGCCGCAGAGCTTCGCAAGACAATCCTTGAATTGCAGCGACAGCTAACGCTTGCACATGTCGAGTTTGACCCCATTGAGGAATTGCTCAAGCGCTAATGCTCCAACTTCCCGCAATCTACACCAAGCCACTAGCCGAGGATTTCCCTAGCGATGGGGACCGGCTAATTGATTTGGTAAGTGTTGCTTGGAAAAGTCCCGAAAACCCTCAGGGCATACAACTTGATGACTGGCAAAAGTGGTTGCTAAAGCATGTCTTTGAGCGCTACCCTGCCGGACACCCAAACGCCGGAGAGCTTCGCTACAGGCAGGTTGTCATCTCCATGGGCAGACAAAACGGGAAAAGCCTACTCGCGGCTATCATTGGCATCTATGGGCTGCTTATGCATCAACCCTCAGGCGCTCAGGTCCTATCTCTAGCAAGTAGCATCGACCAAGCTCGAATCATTTACAACCGAGTCCTATTTGTAATTCAGAACAATCAGTTTCTATCTAAGCGCTTCAAGAAGGCTTCGGAATCGCGCGGTATTGTGACCGCAGATGGTAGCGGGCGTTACGATGTCAAGCCGGCGAAAGAGGGAGCGCTTCAGGGCATCCCAGTCTCGCTGACTCTCTTCGATGAATTGCACCTTGCTAAAGAGGGTATGTGGACAGCCGCAGTCAAGGGAACACAGAGCTTTACCGATGGCATTGTTATTGGGATTACTACCGCAGGCGATGAAACTAGCAAGACCCTACTCGACCTATACAAGTCGGGCAAGGCAGCAGCTCAGGGGGACCTAGAGCTAGAACGCTTCGGATTCTTTTGTTGGGAAGCTCCCACCAACGCCCGCATCGATGACCCTGAAGCAATCAAGGCAGCCAACCCCGCTATCGCTTGCAATCGCATCCCGCTGGAGCGAGTGATGACAGACCTAAAGACACTTCCCGAGCATGAGGTGAGAAGGTACACGCTCAATCAGTTCATCTCAGGCACAGCCGAGTCTTGGTTGCCGAGCGACATCTTCCGCAAGCAAGGTGGAAAGGTAGACCCGCCGAAGCAAAACGGTGTGTTTGCGGTAGACATCTCACGCAATTGGGAATACGCCACAGTTACCTATGCCAATGAGCGCGATGGGGTGCATGAAACAGAGATTGTCCGAACCTTTGTAAACGCGACTGAGAATCAGCTTTATGACTACCTGAAGATGCTGCATGAGCGACACGCCCCGCGAGCGATTGCTCTTGATGACCGACAGCTACCCGGACTAGGCAAGCGACTTAAAATGTCGGGACTTCCGGTTTGGCAATTGTGGACTAAGGAAATGAGCGCTGCTTGCTCGGTTGTCTATTCGCTCTTCAGCACAGGTAAGGCTAGACATAACAATGACCCGCTGCTAATCGTGCAGTCACCGCGAGGGATTGCGAAGTATACCGGAGAAACATGGTTGGTGAGTCGCAAAGAGTCAATTGGCGAAATTGATGCACTTATGAGTACAATTATGAGTTTGTATGTAAGCGCTAGAGCCGAATCCACACAAATTGGTGTATTCTAATGTTTGTATTTTGTAAAGGTTTGGTGTAATGCCTTCAATCTGGAAAAGACTTCTTGGTGTAGACCTAGAGAAGCGAGCAGCACAGCCAACGATTCCAACACGCTCAGATGCAGTCGTTACTGCCGACACAGCGCTCACCCTAACGGCGGTTTACCGCGCGGTGCAAATCATCGCTACCCCAATCTCCAAGATGCCGATTGACACTTACAGGTTCGCCACCGGCATTGAAGTGAAGATTGAGAACCCGGTTCTAGTCAATAAGCCTGACATCAATAGCAATCGCCGCGACTTCATCTTTCAGACAGTCGTTTCCCTAGCTCTTGAGGGCAATGCTTTTTGGTTCAAAAACTACGGTAGCAACGGACAGGTAAACAACCTAACCCTGCTACCTGCTTCAGCGGTATCGGTGAGCTACAAGGATTCCCTAGACATTACCAAGGGCATCGAGTTCAGCTACATGGGCAAGACCTACACCTCGCGAGAGATTGAACACCTGAAGCTCTTTGTAAAGCCTAACTCCCTACGCGGACTTGCACCGATTGATGCAGCACGCCCCGACATCTCCGCCGCTCTCGACTTGCGAAACTACGCGAAGAATTGGTTTAACAGCGCCGGTGTTCCTACCGGTATTCTCAAGACCAATCAATCCATCAACGCAGAGCAGGCGGACACAATCACCGCTAACTGGCACAACAAGCAGCAGAACCGCCAGATTGCAGTACTAGGAAATGGGTTTGATTATCAGGCCATTTCGCTCTCCCCGCGCGAAGCATTGTTTACCGACATCGTGGAGCAGAACACGATTTCGATTGCTCGACTATTCGGAATCCCTGCTCGACTGCTTCTAACCACAGTCCCGGGCGGTAGCGACACCTATACAAATCTGGCCGATGAAAACCAAATTTTCTACAGGCACACGCTTATGGCCTATACCGATTCAATCACCGATGCCTTTAGCAACTGCCTGCCTAGAGGTACTCGAATCGAGTTCGACTTCGAACATCTATTTAAGGCAGATGTGGCAGCACGCTACAACTACTACAGCACCGCAATCGCCGCAGGAATCCTAACGGCTGAAGAGGTACGCGAAAAGGAAGGTATCAATGCAGGAATTTGAAACCCGCAGCTTCGAAGCTCGCGCTGACATTGAAGAGCGCACAATTATTGGGCTTGCAGTTCCCTATGGACAGCTTGCAGACATCGGTGGAGCGTATCAAGAGCGCTTCGTTCCCGGTGCAATCGATTCTGTAGATGATGTAAAGCTTTTCTACGGACACGAAGAGCCAATCGGAAAGGTTGTCGAGGGTAGAGATACCGAAGATGGCTTCGAGATTGTTGCTCGAGTATCAGACACCCCAAGAGGCAATGAGGTCCTAACCCTTATGCGCGATGGTGTGCTAAACCGCTTTTCGGTGGGTTTTCTCCCGGTTGAATCCGAGCGAGATGGCTCAACGATTACGAGGACTAAGGTTGCCTTGAAAGAGGTTTCCGTGGTTCCGTTCCCTGCCTTCGATGGCGCAAAAATAACCGAGGTTCGCGAAGAGCAATCTGAGAAGGTTGAGCTTACCGAAACTCCCGAACAAGAAAGAAACTCTATGTCTGAAAACATCGAGCTAGAGGTTCGTTCCGTGATGGATGAGGTCGCTGAGTTGCGCCGAGTCGTTGAGGCGGGGCTAACCCCTAACACCCCTGCACCAGTTGGTGCTGAATTCCGCTCACAGGGAGAGTTTGCTAAGGCTCTTCTAAAGGGTGACACCGGTGCAGTTGAGCTTGCTCGCGCAGCTTCTACTTCCGCTGACACCGTTGCACTTCCGGGCTTCGTTGGTTACATTGACAACCTAATTGACAACAACCGCCCAGCAATGTCTGTATTCTCCCGCGCAGCTCTACCAGCTTCCGGCCTAACCGTTGAGTACGCTCAGGTATCTGCAAACACCATTGCAGTTGGCGTGCAAGACCCAGAGGGCGAGGCTCTAAGCTTCGGTAACCTAACCATTGACAGCGTTTCCGCACCAGTCAAGACCTACGGTGGTTACACTTCCTTCACCAAGCAGACCATTGAGCGCTCTTCGGTAGACTACCTAAACACCGTATTCCGCGCCCTATCGCTTGCTTACGCGTCTGCAACCAACGCTGCATTTGTTTCACACGTGCAGGGCCTTTCCTACACCGGCAAGACCTTTGACATCTCTGCAGGTACCGTAGCAGCTCTAGTTGGCGGTATCGCTGACGGTGCAACCTACATCTTCGAGAACACCGGACTACGCCCAGAGGCTCTAGTGGCTTCACCAGAGGCTTACAAGTTCTTGATGACCATTGTTGGCGAGGATGGCCGCCCAGTTGTTCTACAGACCGGAAACGGCGTAAACAACATCGGTACTGCAAACGTTCCTGGACTATCTGGTTCGGTTCTAGGACTTCCAGTTATCGTGGACCCTGCAATGTCTGCTAACAAGCTATACATGGCTAACTCTCAGGCAATCCAGACCTTCGAGTCTGCCGGTGCGCCAGTTCGCCTAACCGATGGTGACATTACCACCCTGACCGACTCAGTATCCGTTTACGGTTACATGGCAATTACCACCCCATTTGCGGGCGCAATTGTCGAGTTGGACACCGTAGTCTAGTAGGTATCGAATGAGTGCAGTAACGCTTGCGGAGCTTCAGGCATACATTGGAACCGATGAAACCGGATTCTTTATTGAGTCTTGCCTAAGTGCAGGTAATGCTCACGTAGGAAATTACATCGGGGACATCAACACGGTGCCTGACGAGATTCACAGACAGGCAATCCTGATTTGTGCATCTGAGTTGTTTCACAGGCGTTCTGCACCCAACGGCATTGCTCAGTTTGCAAGTATGGACGGCAGCCCCATTAGGGTCGCAAAAGACCCAATGGGTGCTGTCTATCCTTTGCTGCTGCCTTATGTTGGGTTTGGTGTCTAGTGACTAACGAAATCACACTAAGCAAGGCCGAGCTAAAGCTTGACCTTCAAGAAGCGGGCATCAATGTTCTGGATTATGTGCCAGAGCGTATAGTCCCGCCGATTGTGATTATCAATAGCGCTTCACCGTACCTGACACCTAGCACTATCGGTAGCGAATACATCATGAGCCTAGAGTTAGTGATTGTTGCTGCAACTGCTACTAATAAGCAGGCAACCGAGAAGCTAGATGAAGCAATTGAGGGTGTTATCAAGGCCCTGCCAAGATACGCCAGATTGCTAAGGGTAAACGAACCTTACAACATGCAAACAAACAATGCCGAGTACCTATCGGCTAATTGCTCTATCGAGCTAGAAATCACAATTTAGAAAGGAAACTGCAATGGCAGCTTCAACCCGCATCAAAGCACAGAACATTTTGTTCAAGATTGGCGCTACTGAGTACGCCTGCGATGCAACCATGGTTTCCCTAGAGCTTGGTGATGCACCCGGAGATGTTCAGACTTTCTGCGAGCAGCGAGTCGGCGGACAATGGGCGCTAACTTTGGAAGGTATCGTTTCTGGCGATGCAACTTCTCTATACCGAGTCCTATGGAGCAACTTCGGAACAACCGGAACCTTCACGATTGCACCAAACGGCAACGCGACTGCTTCCAGCAACCAGCCACATTACACCGGAACCGTTAAGTTCAACCAGCTTCCACCGCTGAGCTTGATGACTAACGAAACCGCTACCTTCTCGGTGGAGCTAGAGGTAGATGGCTCAGAGCATGACCCAGCCAACGATGTATACTACGGCGTGGAGATTGTAACCGCCTAACCATGGCAGATTCAGGTGTCAAGATTGCGGGCCTTAGAGATGCAGTAAAGGCTTTGCAGGTTGTTGGAGTCCCCGATGCCGAGATTAAACTCGCGGGCCAGCAGTCCGGTGAAGCAGTTGCAAACGAGGCTCGCAGTCTTGTCCCAGTTCGCTCAGGAAAATTGCGCGACACAATCAGAGTCGGTAAGGCTCTAAGAAAAGTAACAATTAGCGCCGGTAACAATCGTGCCACAGGCGTGCCTTATGCTAACCCAATCCATTGGGGTTGGTTCAAGCGAAACATCATTCCGCAGCCATTCTTCACAAAAGCAATCGGCATAACTCGCAATGAGGTTTATAACAACTATCTGAAACAACTTGATAGACTGCTCGAGGCACAGAAAACGAAAGGCACAGATTGATTACTTTTGATGACCTAACTCTCGGTGAAGTCGAAGAGCTAGAGATGCTTATTGGCAAGGGCGTTGATGCAGCGTTCGAAAACGGACAGCCTAAGGGCAGAGCGCTCAGGGCTTTTGTTTACATTGCCAAAAGGCGAGAGAACCCAAACTTTAAATTTGAAGATACCGCAAACATCACTCAGAAAGAAGCTACAGAGTTTCTTACAGGTGATGACCCAAAAGGGCAGTAAAGTTAGAGCAAGCTGACAGGATGGCGAGATTCTGCCTAATCTATGGAATCTCACCGAATGAATACAAGGCTCTAACGCTAACTGAATACAAAAAGTTTATTGATGTTGCCAAGGAGCTGAATAAGTGAGCCTAATTCTAAATGTCGAGATTCTCGGCGAGTACAAGAAACTCACACAGGCAACTAAGGGCGCTCAAAAAGACCTTAACGGTTTGCAGGGCGTAACCAAGAAAATCTCTACAGGCATGAATAAGGCCCTCGGAGCCATCGGTGTTGGTCTTTCCCTAGGCGTTGTAATCAATCAGCTTAAAGAGGCTTCCAAGGCCGCAATTGAGGATGTCAAGTCCCAAGAGCTTCTAGCCAATCAGCTTAAAAACACAACCAATGCCACACAGGCACAGATTGCAGCGGTTGAAAAAAGCATCAACAAAATGCAGCTACAGGCAGGTGTTGCCGATGACACTCTTCGCCCTGCTTTCGCACAGCTAACTCGAGCTACCGGTGACACAGCTAAAAGCACAGACCTACTACAGCTTGCGCTAGACATCTCGGCAGGTTCCGGCAAGTCGCTTGAGTCTGTAACGATGGCGCTGACAAAGGCTTACAACGGACAGTTCGGAGCGCTCACGAAGCTCGGTGTACCGATGTCGGACCAGATTCTAAACGCGAGCGAAGCTACAAAGGCTCAGACATCTCTAAATAAGGCGCTTCAGGACCAGCAACTTGCACTAGAAAAGTACGGTGCTAAATCAGAGGAATACACAAAGGCAACTGAGAAGGTTCAAAAGGCTCAGGATAAGCTCAACGCAATTACAGCCGATGGTGTCGATTGGCAGGGCCAGCTACAGGATGCTTTCGCCGGTAGCGCTGAGAAGGCCGCTAACACAGACCCCTATCAAAAGATGCAGATTATCTTTGGAGAGCTTCAAGAGCGCATTGGTGTTGCACTTCTTCCGCTGCTTAGCAAATTCACAGCTTGGCTAACTTCTCCCGGTGGCACTCAGGCATTAGAGGGAATTGTCGAGATTCTGGTTGAGATGATTACCGAGGGTGCAAAGGTAGTCGAGTTTATTGTCAAGTACAAAGAGCAGGTGCTTCTACTAGTCGGCGCTTACGGCACGATGAATCTGGCTTTAAAGGCTTACAACACCCTAAGCGGAATCGCAAGCACTAACTCGGTAAACATGACCAGTAACTTCACTAAGGCTTTGGGAGCTTTGGGGTTGGTTGTGACCGCACTTCAGACTATTGATTTCTTAAATAAGCAGATTATGGCAGATGGGGGTTGGAGCAGAACAGCCGGACAGCCTAGCGTGGACTTTAGCGGGCAGAGCGGATTGAGCGCACCTAACCCGGGCAGCTTCACCAACATGGCTCCAAGTGCAACAACCCCTGCACCTAAGGCAACTACAACAACCCCTAAGGCCACCACCACGGTGCCTAAGGCAACTAAAACAGTCAAGTCCCCATCGCCAAGTTCACCAGTAGTAATTAACAACAATGTGACCGTGAAAAAGAGCATTGCATCTGGACCTGACATCGCCAAGGCAATTAACAGTTCTAACCGAAACCTAGGCACTCAGACAATTAAGGCGCTGAAGTACTAATGAGCGATGTTCTGGAAAGCTTCAAGATAGATGAAAATCTAAAGGTTGAGTTTTTCCTACCCGATGCCGCAGGTAATCTTTTCATCTTGGGCATCTCGCTTCTCGGTGGCGATGATGTGCTTGCCGGTGCAGGGCAGTTTATTATTGGGACTTCGCTACTCGGTGGGACCGACACTCTTGCGGGTGAAGCTCAGATTGCGTTTACATGGCAGAGCTATGAGTGCAGCGTTTCAGAGCTAGACATTGACTTCGGTGGAGAAGTTCAAGACTCGCTATTCTTCCAACCGCGCCCTGCTCAGGCCGACATCACGATTCAGAACCTAACAATTGACCCTACCGTAAACCCTGCTATGCGCCCGGGAGTCGGAGTTAGAGTTCGCATTGTCGGCGATGACTACACGCGCACAATCTATCGCGGGTATCTCGACACAATCAATGTGAGCTACAACCCACAGAACAACACTCACATAATGCAGGTGACATCCTTCGACAGCTTTAAGCGCGTTGTAAACTCTCGCCTCGCACTATTCGACACCCTAGACCCTATCGAGTTCCCTGAGGGCATTGCTACACCTTATGAGGTGCTTGAGATTGTAGCTGAGCAATACGGCACAGCTATGAGCGATAAGAGCGAGCCTACCGATGGATTAATTCCGGGAACAACGCTAGAAAACTTCATCCCTAACACGGTGATGTATGAGGCGATTCAGGTCGGACTTGGATTGTTCTGGATTGACCCGGACACCGAGGAATTTGTTTTCATTCCTCGCCCGACAACCCTAGACCCTGAGGGTAAGTACTCAGTCGGAAACAATCACAATGAACCCCTGCATCTTTGCATGAGTGACATTGAGGTTGCAAGCAACATTGACAACATCTACAACTCGCTACAGGTTTCGCTAAAGTCTGACTCAGACACGAAAGTGCTAGTTCGCAACACCGACAGCATAGAGCTTTACGGTGAGTACGCGATTGACACCGATTTAAATGTGATTGATGACATCGAGTTAGAAGCTTGGGCTACTAGAGTTTTTAATCAGACCACCACAAAGCTAGTGCAGTCTGTAGAAACCCCTGCAATCAATAGGCTTGGGGCGTTGACTCATGCCGCTATTATTGAACCCGGCGAAACAATCCGGGTTGTGTATCAAACCCCACAACTAAATATAAACGACACCTATACAGTAACTAAGGTGAGTCACAGCATTGATGTGAACAATTGGTTCACTACACTAGAGCTTTGGAAAGAGTTTTAACATGCCTTATAAAGTCTTTGTAAACGGATTCCCGCTAAACGCATCCGAGCTGAATCAGTACTTGATGCAGCAGTCTATTGCTACATTTGTTGATTCCACAGCGCGTTCCGCTGCTATCGAAACCCCGGTTGAAGGGCAGGTTACTTATCTCACCGGTACAAATGTATTTCAGTACTACAACGGCAGCGCTTGGGTAGACCTACTACCGGCAGCAGGCACAGTAAGCGATAAGTCTGCAAACTACAGCATTGTTGCAGGCGATGCAGGCAACACCATTCGCTCTACCGGTAGCGCAATAACAATCACAGTAGACAATGTTCTCTCCGTAGGGCAACGCATAGATTTTGCGCAATTTGGTAGCGGTCAAATCACTTTCAGCGCCGGCAGCGGCGTAACCCTAAACAGCAAGGGCGGAAAGCTAAAAACTGCTGCTCAATACTCGGGAGCTACAGTTCAATGTGTTGCTTCGGGTGTTTATTGGTTGGTTGGAGATCTAGGCTAATGCTTATTCCCCTAGGGTTTCTAGCAGCTTCGGGTGCAGGCGGGGCAAGTTTTGATTTGCTGCAAACCAGCCTTATTACTTCAAGCACAGCCTCAGTTACTTTCTCAAACCTAAACAATTACGCCAGCAGTTATCAGCACTTGCAAATTCGCTACACAGCCTTTAACTCTACGGCTTATTGGTTTGCTTTGACTTTCAACGGAGACACAACGGCTGCTAATTATCGCTCACACCGACTGACCGGAAACGGCTCTAATGTTCAAAGCGGGACTTCAACTGGTGAAACTGACGGCATGACAGTATTCGCTTTATCGGGTAGCTCTACAATCCCAGGCTCTGGCGTTATTGACATTCTCGACCCATTCGAGACAACTAAGAACAAAACACTTAGAGCCTTTTCGGGATTTAGTAACAATGTGGCTTTAACTTCGGGTTTATGGATGAGCACTAGTTCTGCAACTTCGATTGAGTTCAGAACACAGGGCGGTTACAACATGCAGAACGGAAGCAGAATCTCACTATACGGATTGAAGGCAGCATGAGTTACATAGCTTTAGCTAACATCACAGTTAGCGGCACTCCTTCCAGCGTAACTTTTTCGAGTATTCCAGCGAGCGTGAATGGTGTATCGCTCAGGGATTTAGTAGTGGTGTTCAATGGTGGCGCTACTACTTCATCAAAACCTCTAGTTGTTAACTACAACGGGGATGCTACCCCTGCTAACTATTCTCAGGTGAGAATGTTTGGCGATGGTTCTGCAGCATACTCAGACCTGACAAACACTAACGGCGGGGGAATGGATTTTGGTTTTGTTAATACTGCACTAACTACCAATACTATTTTTCAGATTATGGATTACTCAGCAACAAACAAGCACAAGACTGGGCTGCTGCGTTGGAACTCCTTGGATACTGGGTATGTAATTGCTAACGCTAACAGGTGGGCAAACACAGCAGCAATAACTAGCGTAAGAATCTTCCCTACCAATGGGAACTTTCAGACAGGCAGCACCTTCGCTCTATACGGGATAGCAGGTTAGACAATGCAAGTTATTCAGCACACGGAGCTGGGCAGCGCACAGAGCAGCATTACTTTTAGCTCAATTCCTCAGACTTACACGGATTTGCTGCTCGTAGTTAGTGGTCGTAATAGTGATACTTTGAATGGCATTGTTACTCAGTTAAACATTCAATTTAATTCGGTTGGGTCTGGTTATAGTGACAGGCCACTAGAAGGTAGCGGTTCTTCCGTAGGTTCAGGAAGTAGAACATCTCAAAGCGTAATAAGAGCTACTGCTCTACCAAATAGCGCTTCTACTTCTAACACATTTGGAAATGTTCAAATCTACATTCCTAACTACACATCAAGCGCAAACAAAAGCGTTTCTATTGACGGAGTGAGCGAGAATAACGCAACTCAATCATTCCAAACAATCGTGGCGGGTCTTTGGGCAAACAGCGCAGCCATTACAAGCATTAACTTGAGTGCACAGGTTGGCGGAAACTTTGTATCAGGTTCAAGCGCCACGCTTTATGGAATCCTAAAGGGTTCATCAGGCGGAGTTACAGTTAGCTAACAAAAGGAAAGAAAATGTCAGAAGTTATTACAAAGCTAGTTATTGATTGCGAAACAGGCGAGCAACACATTGTCCCGCTGACTGAGGAAGAGCTTGCAGAGCGTGAGCAAATGCGACTACAGGCTGAAGCAGAGCAAGCAGCACGCGACCTAGCAGAGCAGGAAAAAGCAGCAGCTAAGCAGAGCGCTATTGAAAAGCTTGCAGCGCTAGGCCTAAGCGACAACGAGATTGCAGCACTTGTAGGTTAGTCATGCCAGAGCTACCCGGACACGATGCAATACTCTTTCAACTTGCTCAAGACATTGCTGAAATCAAGGCCACAGTAAAAAACTATGCAGACCTTGAAACACGCGTTAGAGAGCTAGAGCGTGCGCGTTGGAGTAGTGCTTGGGTGACAGCTTTCGCATCGGCTGCAATGACAGCATTGGCGGTAGTTATGGTGAATCAGGCGCTGCTATGAGATTCCCTTTTGATTGGAAAAAGATTACCGGGCGCTTCGGGACTCTAAGCGAGTTTAGAAAAGCTAGAGGTATGCAACCTCACAGCGGGACAGACTGGGCTATGCCAGAGGGGACACCCATTCCTGCTATTGACAGCGGGACTATTGTGCTACAGCAGTTCTCTAAAGTCTTGGGCAATGTCAGCGTGCAGCGAGTAGCAGACAAAGAAGGCAAGCTATGGTTTGTCGGGTATTGCCATCTAGCGGAGCCGGGCAAGCAGGTCGGGACTAAAGTCAAGGAAGGCGATGTCATCGGTAAGGTGGGGAATACCGGGAGTGCATCAAGCGGACCTCATCTGCACCTAACAGTTAGCAAAGAGCTAAAGGGTGTGTTCGGCCCCACTAGCGTGAAGATTGACCCTATCGAGTTTATTAAGGCGAATAAATGAAAGAGCATGTAAAGCAGATTTTGGTTAGAAGCATCGGATTGGTGCTTGCTACATTCTTCGGGGGAACCGCTATCGGTGCTATTGCCGGCGATGCTTGGATGGGTAGCCTAATCGGTGTTGGTAGCGCGTTTGCAGTTGTTCTAACCACCATCGGAGTGGCAGTTGCTTGGAAGGGTACGCTTGAGCTACAAGACATCACTAACGCCTATCGAGCAGCCGTAGCGAAAAGCGACAGCGAAGCAGTTGAGGATGCCATGAAGGTCGTTGAGGATGGCAAGTTTGATTGGGATGATGCAATCGAAGATAACGATTTGGACATGTACGATAAATAACGTCTGAGGGTGATGCTAGTGTTCAACTATGAACACAGTCATCGAGAGAATAGAAAAAAACGGCAAGACCCGACTCATCGAGTCCTATCCCGCAGGTAGCCTTAATTGGTTGAATCAGCGCAAAGAGGGCATTGGTGGGAGCGACATCGCATCCTGCCTAGGCAAGTCCCCCTACAAGTCGGCTTACACGCTATGGGCAGAGAAGTCAGGCTATCTACAAGACCGCGAGCCTAGTCCGCTCATGCGCACCGGGCAGATTCTTGAGCCGGCTATCCTTCAGTTATTTAAGGAAAATCATCTAAACTTAAGTACTCATAGCGGTAACTTAACTTTTGCAAGCACCGCGAACAATCGCTTCAGAGCCAACCCCGATGCAATCGTTGAAAACGAATTTGGGGACATGAGCATCTTGGAGATTAAGTACACAACGCGCTACTGGAAAGAGCTACCCGAAAACTATGTGATGCAAGTTATGTGGTATCAGTATGTGACTGGACTGCACAACACCGCGATTCTGGCAGCGCTTACCCCCTATGGGTATAGCGAGTACAGCATTGATTATGACCCCGAGCTAGTCGAGCAAATGAAGCAGGCAGCGAACACGATGCTCAGGTGGATTGATGAAGGCACAGAACCCGGCCTAGAGGGTAGCGAGAACACGCTAGAAACAGTACGCTCGATGATTGAGCTTGATGAAGAGCAAGAGATTGAGCTTGATGCCGAGCTTTACAAGAGCTTGATGCACGCTAGTGACATGATGGACTTTTGGCAAAAGATGCTGAATCTACGCAAGTCTGAGGTAATTCGCGCGATGCAAGGTGCCAAATACGGAAATGTAGAGGGTACGCATGTAGTATCGTTGCGACAGCGGGGACAGGGGCTTCCTTACCTGCACATAGAGAGATAGGAAAGAAATGTCATTCTTAGATAATTACGAACCGGTTGCAGACCGCATCGCAAAGTTTTGGGAGAAGTACCCCGAGGGCAGATTGCACACAGAGATTGTCCTAATCAACGAAACCGAGATTGTCATTAAGGCAAGCGCCTTCACTAATCGTGAGGATGCACGCCCGGCAGCGATTGACTTTGCTCAGGAAACTAGGGGTAGCAGCTCAATTAACAAGAATAACTTCATCGAGAATTGCAGCACTTCGGCTCTTGGCAGGGTGTTAGCAACCCTTAACTTTCAACCTAAGCGTGAAGGTAAGGCAGTACGCCCTAGCAGGGAAGAAATGACCAAATCAGTCGCAGCACGCAACTTTGCATCTGAAGCCACGGTCCTAGCCGGGATGAAAGATGTCGAAGGATTGCGAAAGCTACACGCTGAAGCAAAGGCAAGCGGAGCAAACAAAGACTTACTAGAGAGCATCGAGAATCTAGGCAAGTCACTTAAATAGCAAAAGGGGGTAGGACACACAGAAACCTACCCCCGAGCTATTGCTCTACCCCCGAGAGAATAGGGGTGAGCAAAGTATACACGAAAGAGAGCAAACAACATGCATAACATCCCTGAAAACTACATTGCCTATGGGAAGGGCTACAAGGCCGCTACAAAGGACACAGTAGCGATTGTGAGTGATTCCCTTTGGACCGAGCTACGAAGGCTTCAGAGGGCCTTTCCAGAGCTTGCTGAGGGCATACAGGTTGCCATTGATGTAATCGAATCTAAATTCAGCGAAGTTTGAGATACATTTATCTTTAGAAATTTATAAATAACTAAAAACTATTTTTATTAATTTATATATATATATATATTTATAAATAACTAAAAATATTTTTAAGTATTTATATATCTATAGATATTTATAAATAACTAAATATATTTTTATTAATTACTATAAATAGAGAAACACATTCAAAAAAAGAAAAGGAAAACACACAGATGCCAATCATCAGAGTTGCGGGACAGGTTCACCTTCTAGGTTGGGAAGGTAAACGAGTGTCACTTTGGGAGAACATTCACGCTAATGGGAAGGATTACTCGCGTCTTTGGACCAGCTGGTATGACTTCCCTCAGGATGTTCAGGAAGAGGACTTCATCGAGGTTGAGGGTGAGCTATCTACCAAAATCGGCAAGTACACAACAAAAGCAGGCGAAGAGAAAACAGTTGTTGAGCATCACCTGCAAAACGCCGTAATCAAGCTGAAGCGCACTAAGGCCGAGCAGGAAGCGTCTGCAAATCTTTACTCAGAGGAAGCACCCTTCTAATGATTCAGGCTTTTATAGCCGGCACGCCTATCCCGCAAGGTAGCAAAAATGCCTACCTTCGGGGTAAGCGGTGTGTAGTCGTTGATGCCAATAAGAATCTCCCGGCTTGGAGAAAGTTGGTAACAGAGAAGTTGGAAGCTGCTAACGCATCATGCGCCCCGCTAGATGGAGCGCTATCTATGCAGGTTATCTTCTTCCTTCCTCGCCCTAAAACAGTCACTAGAGAATTCCCTATCATCAAGCCTGATTTAGACAAACTAATTCGCTCTATAAACGATTCAGCAGTTGATGCAGGTGTTATCAAGGATGACTCGCAGGTTATTGAGATTGTTGCCTATAAGTTCTATGAGGACCCACAAAACCCTTGCGGAGTGTTCATTGCCTATGACTATCTCAACGGCGTGTCTAATCACCGCTTCTAACCTTAAACACTAACTTGAAAGTACACACAGAGAGGCAATCATGTTAGAAAACCTAAAGATAACACCAAGACGGATGCCATGTGCAGTTCGCACTTTTCATGACACATTGAGCGAAGCTGACCAAGAAATCTTGATGTCTAACCTATGCAACCCTGAAATCGCACACAAGTCCCTAGAGAAAGCTTTGCGCGACATTGGGGTTGTTCTTAGCGACACCGCAATTGCCAAACACAGAAATGGGCATTGCTCATGCTCGAAAATCTAAACCCTGCTAAGCGCGTTGAGCTACCTACTGAGTTCAGAGCAGCACTTGAATTCGATGGTGAGCAGGGAACAGCCACGCTCCCGGCAGGTTCTACTGACTGGGAGTCATTCCTAATCGAGCAGGGCTTCGACCCTAGCGAGTATGAGATTGTGGGAAACCCACGCACTAGCAGATGGCAAAAGTATGACGGAGATTGGCTAACTAGCTACAGGTTCAACTTCCGAAAGCGTACCGAAAATGGTACGGATTTGGCATTAGCTTGGAAAAACGCCAAGACCGCTAAGCGAAAGCAAGTGACAGTCAATGATGACAGCGCGCTAGTTGTAATGCTCTCAGACTTTCAGCTAGGCAAGGTAGACCACAGAGGTGGGTTAGAAGAGCAGCTACAGCGCATCTTTGAAAGCTATGACCAACTTGAGCAGCAGCTAAAGCGCGGTAAGTACTCTCAGGTGATTCTGGCTGACATGGGGGACATTGTTGAGGGCTTTAGTAATAAAGCTGACATGCAACAGACCTTCAGTAACTCGATGTCTTTGATGTCACAGGTAGACTTAGCAGTCACGCTTATTTGGGATTGCATCAAGCGTGCCGCAAAATACACAGAGAGCATTAGCTACGCCACAGTTGCATCTAATCATTGCCAGTTCAGAATCAACAAACAGCAGGTTGGAGAACCCGGCAGAGATGACTGGGGCATCTTCATTGCGAAGCAGATTGAAAGACTTAGCTCTCACACGGGGCTAGGGGTAAAAGTGCTAATCCCCAATCCAAGCGATGAATCATTGGCTTTCGATGTATTCGATGACCAATTTCACATCTTGGGGCTATGGCATGGGCATCAAGCCGGCAGGCCCGAGCAAATCCCTTCTTGGTGGGAAAAGCAGGCCTTCGGCACTCAACCGGTAGCAGCAGCATCTATTGGGCTTACCGGACATTTCCATCATCTCCGAGTCCAAGAGCTTGGCTCGCATCCCAATGGGGGGAGCAGGTATTGGATTCAGGGCAAAACGATGGATAACGGAAGTGGTTGGTTTCGGTTGAATCAGGGACAGGAATCTCAGCCGGGACTGACCGCCTTCGAATTACAAAAGGGAAAACACTTTACAGGCTCAGTAATTACACTATGATGTAGTTACAGAGAGAAATGAGAGAACATGAAGTCTGTAGCCTTAATAATCGGCATAATGACCCTGCTAGTGCTACCGCACCTATTGGTAGAGCTAATGATGACTTATGCGCCAATGTTGGGCCTAATCGCCGTAATCGCCTTTATAGTGTTTGTAATAGTGGCACTATACAAGGTGGTTAAGGATGAAATGTCCAACGTGTAACACAGAACACCATAAGCAATACGGCAATGTCCCATGTATCAGATGTTGGAGTGGTAAACAATGGCAGACTGGCACAAAAGCGCCGAGTGGAAAAAAGCGCGGGAATACGCCAAAACAGTCTTAGACCCGGTATGCGTTTCATGTGGGGCGCACTTAATTGGGGGGGACTGGACAATAGACCACATAATCCCACCGAGAGATGGAGAACCAAATCATGACATTAGCAATCTGCAATCTATGTGCCGCGCATGTAACGGCAGGAAGCAGGACCGCACCCTCACGCGCACAGCTTGGACATCGCCACGCTGGAAATAGAGAAACCATCGCAACATGGGCCAAAGGGGTTGCAAGGCAAGTAACACGCAAAACAGCTCCAAGACACAAAAATGTCGCGGGAAAGCAAAAAAGACCCGACCGGAGTTTTTTCTAGCAAGCGCGCGGAAT